ATATTAGCTCCCGTTCCATCTGTTCCCGTGTTATCGAGAATCAGAGAATCCCCTACTTTATAATTATTACCAGGACTAAAAATACTTACAGAAGTAATTCCTGCACTCTTTACAGAAGTTACAGTAAATTCCTGTTTATATGAGTCCTTAACTTTATCAATCAACTCATAGTCAGAGTTTCCAGCTGATAAGTAATATGGTCCAATATTTCTTACGAGACCTCTATCAACAACTGGGAAGTCCTGATTAAAATTAACAAAGAAGTTTTCTTTTTCTGGAAGGTCTTTGAACGATGGTCCTAATAAGTATGGATACTTTGGTTCAGCAACACCACTAGAATCAACATCGACACTATAGAAATATGCATATACCCCATCTGGATATTGTGGAGTAACACAATATCTTCCACCATGCTCATCAAGATCACCAGAATTATTGAATATGTAATCGTTGGTGAAATACCCCAATGCATATCCAGGTGGTCTGAGATTAGCAAAATTTTGAGTGTTTAAAATATATCCAGGAGTTAGTCTTCTAACTGGACCGCCAGTGGTTCCAGAGAATCCATACGGACCATAAATTGGATTTCCATCATATGCCCAACCCAAAATTGGAGAGTGAGCAGCATTTTGAGTTAATTCTAGATTTCCATTATCAATGTTATCACCCAACTGATATCTTAGTCTGGATGGTGGATACATTGATACAGCCTGCAATCCTAGTGCAGGGTCTGTATTTGGTCTAATAACAATAGCATCTTCCCTACTAATAAGGTTACCTTTTTTTGCTACCTGATTAATTTTCCACTCTTTAACACTAGCAATAAACTTAGCATCTCTACCACGATTTTGTAGGAACAGGGTAGTGCTTGAATCATATCCAATTCCACCATCTAGAATATTAACACCAGTAATCTTATCGCCAGTAATAATAGGTTTAATATCAGCAAAGTCTCCATTGTCACTAACAATAATAATATCAGAGTCTTGTCTATACCCTTGACCAGAAGCGAGAATCTGGACATCTACAATACTGCCACCAATGATAATTGGTTTCAGGAGTGCATTAAATCGCACCGTAGAAACCCCCACATTGGGTCTTCTATGGAAATCGATGATATTTGTACATCCATATCCAACACCCCCTTCCTGAAGGTATACGCTGTCAATGGAACCCAATACGATTGGTTCAATGGTAGGAGCTACAATGGTTGTCGATCCTAGAGCAGAAATGGATTCTACTTTTACAATAATATCTGGATATTTAATCGTATGATCACCTGTTCCAACACTTCTAAGAACTACTTCTTTATTTTTTTCAAAATCAGTTAGATCTCTTTCAGTAGAAACTCCAACATTAAATAACTTAAATTTATTGTCATCTAATTTTTTAACAGCATAATTTGAAGTTGTAGAAAGACCGTTAACAACAGATCCAGTAGTCTTATATTCTACAATTTCTCCCGTCTTAAATCCATGGTTTTTAGCAAAGACATAATTATCGGAAGTACTAATTCCAGATTGACTATCACCAGAAGTTGGTCTGGAAGGAACAATAATTTTTCTATTTGAATATCCTTCTCCAGGATTTTTCACATAGATTTTTGTAATTGTATTTTTTGCTTCAACTGTAGAGAACTTATGGAATCCATAACTAACAGACCCAATGTTGATGGTATTAATTCCAGAGATAGCATCATTGGAATCATTATGTAGAGTAATTGTTAATGAATCAATAGGTCTTACAAAATAAGTTGATCCACTTACTAAATTACCAACAGCTGGATTGCCTTGGGATTCATAAACCACACCTTCTCCAAGTTGGAAATTATGATTGTCTGGAAAATCAATAGTATCAGAACCAACATTAACAGAAGATCCGTCAGCTCTAAAATTAGCAATAATTCTTCCTCTAACAAAGTTAGACTCAAGAACAGCACCAATACCGTTACCGCCAGTAACAGTAATCTTTGGTTTTTCTTGATATCCAATTCCAGGTGTGATTAACTTTACCTGATTGAAAGATCCAACAAGGTTTGCATGTGCCACAGCTCCAGAACCAGTATCATCTTGAATGATTAGTGGAGGTCCATTAATAATATCGTATCCTTTTCCAGGATTAGTTACTTTAATATCTTCTAGATTTCCAAAGAAAATCTGTTCATCAAAAACTGTTGGTGGATATATCTCAACACCATTGGCGAGAATACCAACCGCTTTATTATTAATTTGTTTGTCGTTCTCATCAATGAAGAATTCTTTTTTCCTTCTATATGGTAATTTTCTTAATAATTTTTGGTGTTTTAAAGTTTTATTCTGAAATTCATTCTTGAAGATATATTGTCCAGACGTTCCTGTTCTTACAGCGATGTACTTTTTAGAAAATACATCAGATCCACTATAAGAAAGGAAGAATTCTGTTTCATTAATACTAGTTACAAAATATACACCAGTTTGAATTCCACTAGTGGTGGTATTATTCCAATAAATCTTATCTCCAGTAACTAGGTTGTGATTAAATGGAGTAAGAGCGAGAGGATCAAGAGATTGTAAAGTATAGGTATACCCCCCATTATTAATTGGAGTATTATTAGAATCTACTGCTTGAATAGTAGAACTTTTTACAAAAACTTTATTGTCAGTTGCAAATACTGGATAGTTTGGAAGACCAGAGGCAGTAATATAAGCAAAGTCCTCATTTTTATCTAAGTATGAATTCTGAATACCAATTGGGAAAGAATCCAATCCAGAAAAATAATTAGAATTATGAGAAGCTTTTACAATTTTTTTCTTAATGTAACTTGGATTAGTTGGAGGAGCCTGAACAGACTGAACAACGATTTGGTCTGCGAGTTTTTTCTCAGTATTTGAAGAATCATATTCAATCGTCTTAATAACAGCAGTCGCCTCTTGACCAAGGTCGTTTACGATTCTGATTTCTTCGTCAATATAGAAAACAACGTTATCAAATAATGTAATTCTATAATTATTTGAAGATACCTGAGCAAAGTTGGAAATATTATGAGTTGTTGGTAAATTGTAAATCCAGCTATTGAACTTAGCATCTTTGGATAAATCAAATCCAAAAGAATATAGTTTTAAACTATCCCCAACCTGCATATTTGCAGTTTGAGTAGTATCTACATCATCAATAATATTAACTAGTCTCAACTGAACTAAGGAAGTTTGTCCATATCCAGAATAAGTATATGCCAGTTTATCTTCAAAAATACTTGCACCAAATTCAAGTGAAGTTGTAACTCCACTAACTCCAGTAAACTGGTTTAGAGTTTTATCAGTATAGGAAACTTCAATAAAGTTAGATTCTGCAGTTGGTTTGATTAAGAGAGTTCCAGCTTGAGCAAATCCAACAGTAGAGTCTACAAGAATATTATCAGAATTTTGATTAATAACTTCTAAAGTTCTTGTTTTACCTGGTACTTGGAAATTTCCAGTAAAAGAAGTAGAGTCTAAAGAAATTTCATAAAAATCTTTATCATCAACAGGTCTATATTCAACATTATAGATTGATGCTGAGACTGTACCAACTCCAGCAATACTTTGTTCTAAAGAATTTCCAACAGTGTCGAGTGGATTACCTTCAAAAAGGTTTTCTACAAGAATATTCTTTGTTCTAAAATATGAGTTAGCGGAAGGAATTAAAGTATAGTCAATTGGTTTGATAATATCAATGTCCTTACCATATAAAAGTTTGAAAAGAATCTGGTAAGATTGATCTGTTCCTTTTGCAGAATAAAAGTCTTTTGCTCTGGAAAGAATAGTGCTTACATTAGCACCACTGATAAAACTTCTATTTTCAAATCCAGGTAAGAACTCAGATTTAAACTTTTCAAAAAACTTTTGTAGGAATAGATTACTTAGATTGTATACAAGTTTTCCTGGTTGATGCTCCTCTGCATCTGTCAATGCAAAGTTTAAGAATTCCGACGCATCTTCCCTAGAAATTTGATCAATACCACTAAATCCCCTAACACATCCAACAAAAGAAGTATCAGTCTTAGATGTATATGTGATAATCTCATTATCAATTTTCAATAATCCATATACGTCTGGCCAACCCTTTGTGGACAGAACATTAATCGTGTCATCACCAGCAAAAATAAATTGCGTTAGTGCGGTGTATGGAATTAAGGTTTCATTATTAAAAGCAGTGATTTGCTTATAATTTGAGATATTGGTAGCAAGGTCTTCAACACCACCTTTATGTTCTTGAGAATAAGCATACTGTTCCAGAAACTCCTTAAACAAAGGAGATTCTTCATTTAGAAACTGGGGAATTTGGGACTCAATAAAATGAGATACCTTTACCCTCTTGATCTCTGCTGATGGTAATTTGTCGGACATTTTGAATTATCGTGTATACTTGGTTTCGCTTGCGTAGCTAGAAGTAGTAACGTACTGGGTAGCAGATAAGTTTTCACCAGAAGAAACAACGTCAGGAAGTGTTGTGACTTTGCTGTTTCCAACGTCTATTTGCAAATACAAATCTTTCAGTGCAATAATATCATTAGAAAGAGGAATTGCTTCAATTTGAATCAATCCACTTTCCAAAGACGTTCCTGTTATATTTAATACTTCTAAATTAATCTCTCCAATGACGTAATCGACTGTACCAGCATTGTTTTTAACGATTAGTGGTTCATTATTTTCCAATCTAAAGAGAACTAATCTTCCTCTTACATCATCAATAGGAATATCACCAAGATATACAGTTCCTTGAATTCCACTTACAGTAAATCCAGTGGATTTTACACTATATCCATCGCATTGTTGATAGAAGGCATTTCCATAGCATAATTCATAAGTTGCAAAATTATTAATTTCAGGATTGATGTCTCTACGCATCCTAACTCTAGTAATGTTTGATGTAACACCGCCATCACTATCATCAATCAGTCCAACAACTTTACTATACTTAAATCTTCCGCCAAAACTGTTAATATCAGAAGTTTTGGAATACGTAGTAAGTGTATTGAATACTTTTGTCCTTAATTCTGTTGGATCGGTAATAGAGTTCGTATTATAGTAAACAGTACTATCAAGTTCAACGTACATGTACTTGAGATCAATAATTTCTGGTTTAATACCAGCAATAGAATATTGTTTTAGTTGTCTAAGGATATCATCCTTTGTAACCTGAGATAGGAAGGAAGAATTTCTTGGTTTAATAGCAATAAAGACTTTTCCATACTCGGGTGGATCCAACTCCTCACCCCCGTAGGCGGTCACAGATTCAACGTTAGGGTATACGAAGGGGATTATACCTTTATAGTCGTTTGCCGTCACTGCACGGTACTGTGAGGAGTAGATACGAGGTGCCAGATACTTGATTGAACTGATATCCTCAATATCGTCTCCATTTTCGGAAGATTGGACGGTAGTAATGGGACCAATACCAGAAGTTAGGGTAGTATCGGTGTCATCCTTCAAAATTCCGACAAATGAGAAGTTTGCAGCACCATTTCCAAGAGATCCATTAGTTACAATATAGGTAACTGTAACAGTTGCTCCTGCAGGTGGTTTTTTTCCTAAAATATCATCACCAAACAGAATTTCATATCTCTCATCTTCAACTTCCTGAAGAAGGAACAGTCTTGAAGAAGAATCAACGTTTAAAATATTGGTATATCTGTCATACGTCTCAATAATATTGGATTCTACTGTAACTCTAACAGAAGAAGCATCAACATTACGGTTTGGAAGAATAAATTTCTGATTTGGTTGAGAATAATCAATCGTAAACCTTTTTGTCAGAAAAATTCCTTCATAAATGTCCAAATTATCGAAATTTGCAAAGTTACTGTTATCAACAGTAGTAACAAAGTCGTCAGGAATGGAATAAATGTACTCTCCACCAGCTTGATTACCCAAAGCAACCTGTCCTGCTTTCAAAGTAACAATTCTAGTATCATTAGTACCCAAATCTACGGCAAAATTGACGGTTGCTCGAGCAGATTTGGTAGATCTTGGTACATAACCAATGTTTCTAGCAAGTGCAACAACATTTTCCCTCAAAGTTGCACTATCAAGGAAGCATTCATTGACTGCCATGTTGGTATTGTAGGCAGTAATGTAAGAATTATACGCTAAGAGGTCGATTAGGATCGAAAAGTTAGATCCTTCGAAGTCAAAGTCAGTAAAATTACTGTTTACACGTAAATAGTCCTTGATTTGCTCCCTTAAGGTGCCAAAATCTAAGTTTGTAAACTGATTAAAAGCCATTACACTCTAGTCGATTGGAAGATGAAGTCTATTTCCTGCTGTGGTCGATCTAATCCACGAATATCAAATCTCACATTAACAGAAATTTCATTACTATCAACTGGATATGCAGTTCTTACTTCAATATTAGTAATTCTGGGTTCAAAATTTTCTAATAAGTTTGCAATAGATGAGTCAATACTGTCTGCAGTAAATTCATCAGCAGTTTCAAATAAAGAATCTTCAACAGTGCTTCCCAAAAGAGGTTCAAAGAACCTCTCACCATACCTGGTTCTTACTAAATTTTGAACCGATCTCTTAATAGCAGCTTCATTTGAAAAGGCGCCAATATCATCCGTTACGGGATGTTTCAAAAACTGAAAACTAATATCCCTGAATGCTACTGAACGCCTTGGTCTATCTACAAGAGCCATGTTTTGGGGAGAAAGTTAATAGTATCTACTATCTATATCACTTTTTCCAAGGTTGACCGTAAGTAGGCTCGGTGCCATACGTCCAATCGTCATAATCTTCATCATTACGAATTGATTCATGAAGAGAATTTTGACGTTTCATGTCATTTAGGTGGTCATAACTGACCTCCCTGAGCATATTCAAGTACTTATCGGACTTTGTATCTGTAATTAATGTCATTCCAGACTCAATAAAGTCCTTGCCTTGATCAGGCACTGGGTGATTTGACATAAAATCCTCCATTGTGTTCTTAAAAAAGAACTTTTAGAGAGGTTTCTATCTCTATTTCTTATTTATTATAGTACTTCCAATGATTATTTGGTCTTTCCCACCAAAAATGAAGGTCTTGAGTGTTGTCATCGTAGTACAAAGAGACAAAATCACTCTTAAATTTGCTATGGATGTTCTCACATAGTGCGAGAGAGTAGACATTTCGTGGTGCGAGACGGT